TGTGACGGCTGACATGGGTGATGTCGTCCGAGGCCGCGAGAAGGGACCGAACGTGTCTGCGTATCTCAAAGCCCTCGAAGTGATGAGGAACACGACAAACGTTGACATCCAGCTCTTGGCGATCCCGGGCATAAGGACACCAGTCGTTACAGATGCCGCGATTGCAGCGACTGAAGAGCGCTTCGACGCCCTGTACATAATGGACATCGAGCAAGTCGATAAAGACGGCAATCTGATCAATGTCACGAGCAACGTGAAGCCCTCAGTCAAAGAGACGATCTCGCAGCACAAAGCTCGTAACCTCAACTCATCGTTCGCTGCAGCTTACTTCCCAGACGTCCTCATGCGAGATCCTTCACGCGCATCAAACACGGTCGTGGTTCCTCCATCGGTCGTCGTCGTGGGTGCGATGGCCCTGAACGACTCACTCGGTTATCCTTGGTTCGCACCCGCAGGTCAGACTCGCGGTGTGCTGCCGACCACACTCGAGACGAGCATCCAGCTCAAGGACGATGACCTCGATTCGCTGTACGACGAAGACATCAATCCGCTGTTCGCACAGGTCACGCAAGCCCGCGGGGGTCTCAACCCGAAGGGCGGCGTCGTGGTGTGGGGCCAGAAGACGCTCTATCAGGAGGCTTCTGCGCTTGATCGTATCAACGTCCGACGTCTACTCATCGACATACGCCGTCAGGTCCGCGACATCGCGCAGACGATCATCTTCGAGCCGAACCGCGAAGCCACGCTCGCACGCTTCACTGCTGCGGTCACACCGCGGCTCCAGAGGGTCCAAGCGCTCGCCGGCCTTGAGAGGTTCAGAGTCATCATCGATTCTTCGACGACGACGCAGGCCGACGTCGAGAACAACACCGTTCGAGGCAAGATCTTCTTGCAGCCCACGAAGACGATCGAGTTCGTTTCGCTAGACTTCGTCGTTGCAAACAACCTGCAACAGGTTCAGTGACACAAGGAATATTCTTCGTAAATTAGCCATGTTTGCCAAAGCTTGATTTACGAAGAATATTCAGGACATCTCCTAAGCTCGGCGAGCACAGCGGGAGGGCTTCTTTGCGGAGGTCTTCCCTTTGTTTCTTCGTGAAGAGTCCTCTACTTCTCTGTGTTGATAGTTATTGGCGAGAATCTTAGATGGCCAGTTACAATTTCAAAAGTGCAGGAATATCAGCCCAAGAAGTCGGGACGCTCGGCCCGATCAAGACTCTGCCCACGGGCAGGACTGCTTGTGTGGTCGGCACTTCGCTCGCAGGCCCTGCGTTCGTGCCTCTTACACTGGGATCGCGTCCTCGGAGCGGGAGAAGGGAAGAAGAGAGACGACGCAGGGTTCGTCGCTGGGGCAGGTTTCACGGTGGGAGAAGAGCAGCCCTTCGTCTCCGCAAGCGGCCTCATCGTTTCGAACAGCTACGCAAATTCAGGAGGCCCGCTCGGACGAACATACTTTTTAGGGTGCTTCATGTCTGAGTCCGACGGAGTGACATACTTCAGCTCTGCTGGACTTCAAGGCACAGGCAGCCAGAACGGAATCGTCACGGGGGCAGTGCCGATCGTCCGTGGAATCCTAATGGCTCCTTCAGGGGTTATCCTCAGGCTCTCATCTTCGGGCGGCCCGGCTGATTCGTCTGCTCCGCCTTCTTCGCTCGTCGCTGATGAAGCGTCAGCTTACGGAGTCTCGCTCGGGTCAGTCACGCTCACGTCGAACAACTCAGTCGCGCAAGAGTTCGTGCTGCTCCTCAACGGTTACAGCTCTGGATCTTCTCCCGTCACTGCGCTCACTGCTTCGTTCGATCTGCAGTCTCCGAAATATTTTGCAGGAGTCTTCAACACCACAGCATCTCTCATGCAAGAGAGAGGACATTACCTGTACGCCCACTGGGACATTCACCCGACTCTCGCGATCTTAACTGGCACAGGCGTCGTGGCTGCGGGCGCTGACATGCCCACTGACGCCGATCGAGCTCAAGGCACGGAGCGCTCGATCTTCTTGTTGACTTCTTCGCTTGCACGGCACTCTGGTTCAGCAGTAGTGCCAGATTACGAAGACTTTAGAGACAGATTCGCTCACGCAAGGTCGCCGTGGTTCATTTCGCAGCAGTTTCACGGCAAGCCCATCGACCTCTTCAGGCTCCACGCCCTCGACGACGGCGCTGAATTTTCAAAAAATTACAAAGTCACAATAAGAAACATCACACCTCAGCCTGAAGGATCAAGGCAGAGGTACGGTTCATTTGACCTGCTGATCAGGAACGTTGCTGATCCAGACACTGAAGTGTCTATCCCCCTTGAGTCGCATGTGAACATGAACTTAGATCCGTCTTCTGACAGGTTCATATCAAAGGTGATGGGCGATTTAAACGTGTATTATGACTTTGACAGACCCGAGGCTGAACAAAAGATCGTCTATGAAGGCAACTATCCGCTCTCGTCGAGGTTCGTAAGGGTCGAAGTCTCACGAGCAGTCTCTGACAGGTCGTGCCCAGCTGAAGCTCTTCCCCTCGGGTTTAGGGGAATCTATCATTTAGTCACGAGCGGCTCGTCACCCCTTGCGCCTCTCAACCCATCTGAATCTTCAGCTCTTGTGTCTTCTGTCTATCTTCAGAACGCTGTTCAACCTCCCTTGCCGTTGCGGCTGAACAATAAAAACACGAACCCCATCAAGACGCCTTCGACGCACAAGTCGTGGGGTGTGCTGTTCGATCACACAGGAGAAGACAGCAACGAGCTGAAGGGCAAGAACGCGTCGATCGAGTCTTTTTCAAGATACTTCCCCAGCTTCCGCACGGACGTTTTAAACGTGCTCGTCGGAGACAACGCTGGGGCTTTAGACACGAGCGAAAATGGAATCATCGACGCGGACAGGTTCTGCAACAACTGCTTCACTCTTGAGAACATAATGATCGTCACTGGTTCAAACGGGACCGTGGACCCGCCCTACGAGTGGAACCTTGCACGGTACGTGCGGAGCGGCGAGATCGCGACTGACGACGCGGCAAAGTCACGCCGCATCAAGCTCACAGACTTCTTGACTGCTTCAAACTCTGGATTCTTGCGGTTTGACGCAGTGTTCCAAGGTGGGTTCGACGGTGTTAACATCTTTGAGCCTGACGAGGCTGGGCTGACCAACGCAGCGGCTCAGGCAGACATGTTCGATCCGAACAGGGGCAGGCTTTCAGGCCCAACTGTAGCGACGTATAGGAAGGCGATCGAAGTCGTGGGAAACACGATGAATGTCGACTTCAGCGTCTTTGCGATACCTGGGATCAGAGAGCCCGCAGTGACTGACGCTGCTGTAGACGCCGCCGAAGAGAGGTTCGATTCTCTCTACATCATGGACCTCGAAGAGGCAGATTCAGCTCAAGATGCCGTGAGCGCTGCGTCCCTCCGCGCGATAGCCGTGGTTCGCACCCGCTGGCGTGACGAGAGGCGTCTTGCCGACTACGCTGAGGACATCGATACCTGTGACCGAGACTGAGTCCAGCTTGTTGTACAGCAACGGCATAAACCCGCTTTACGCCACGACGAACATACAGGGCGCCGCAGGGCTCACCAACATCTCAGGCGTCGTCCTGTGGGGGCAGAAGACGATGAAGAGGGCTGAGTCAGCTTTGAGCAGGATCAACGTGCGGAGGCTCATGATCGAGGTGCGCCGAGCGATCCGCGACCTAGCTCTGCAGCTCCTGTTCGAACCCGCCAGGTCAGAGGTCATCTCACGATTCAACGCACAGGCGAACGAGGCAGTCGGACGGATCCAGGCCCTCGGCGGCATGGACGAATACAGGGTCACAGTCGAAGCGACCCAAGCCGCGAGCGACATCGACAACAACACGATAAGGGGCAAGATCTACGTCAAGCCGAAGAAGACGAACGAGTTCGTCACGATCGACTTCGACACGTCGACGATGTGACGCGTGCCAACTTTGACCGCCCCGTGAATCACGAAGTTAAATATGGATTTTTCGATATAGATATTGTTATCACTAAACCTCATGAAGGAGTGAAAAAATGGCTGAGACATTAGACGTTACATCAATGATTCCGAACAAGTTCGAGCCGAAGCGCAAGAACCGCTGGGTCCTCATGATCGAGGGCATCGACGCTTACAAGATCACCACTGAAGAAACAGTGATCCCGTTCATCAACTCAACCCGCTACCTCGCAGGCAAGACCACGTTCAGCACGATGAACGTCACGCTGCACGACCCAATCGCACCCTCGGGCGCGCAGCAGGTCATGCAGTGGATCCGCTTGCACTTCGAGTCGGTATCGGGCCGCAGCGGTTACGCAGACTTCTACAAGCGCGACATACAGCTGAAGATGCCTGACCCAGACGGAACAGTTGTAGAGTTATGGGACATAAAGGGCGCGTTCATTACAGACGCAAACTTCAACGATGTCACATACGAAGACGGTGCACCCGTTGAGATCTCGCTGACCCTCAGATACGATAACTGTGTTCTACAGTTTTGAGCTATTGTCAATCGTGTATGTCAAGAGGTCTGTGGTACATTTATTACCATGGCCCTTTTGACGTTTAAGTGCCCAACGTGATTACACAATTAATAAGCTTAATTCCCTTATGTTTCCAACATCAAAAATAATCTAGTTTTATTCTGAGGGCATTCTATTGCCCTGGAACAAAGGTCTGACGAAGCACGACGATCCGCGCATCGCTCCTAAGATAGGAATTTCGCCAATAGAAGAAGCTGCAAAATAAAGCTTGTTCTGTGCAACAGTTTTGCTGCTGCCATTTACTTGTGCTCCATTAGATTTTATTATGTGAGCAATTTCTTTTGCAAGAGGAAAATTAAATGACAACAGAGAATCGTGAGACAAAGAATTCAGTTTTTTCAAACGGCGTTCCCGCAGGCGTGGACCCTCGAATGCCGACGCAATCTGCCGCTGAGAAGGTGAAGGCTGAGTTTGGGCTTGACATTCCCACGGAGCTCGTGCCCCTTCCGTCGAGCGGAAAAGTATATCCTCCGTCGTCGCCCTTGCACAATCAAGACGTCGTCGAGATCAGGCCCATGACGGCCCGAGAGGAAGACATCTTGACGTCGCGTGCCCTCATCAAGAAGGGCACAGTCATCACTGAGCTCATCAAGGCGTGCCTCGTGGATCGCTCGATCAACACTTCAGACCTCCTCGTGGGCGATCGCAACGCTCTCATGATGGCGGTGCGCATCACAGGCTACGGCCCAGACTACACGGTCGAGCTTGAGTGTGACGAGTGCAGCGCAAAGAACCAGCAGACTTTCAACCTCGCTGAGCTGCCCATCAAGAAGCTTGAGCTTGACCCTGTCGCGCAGGGGCAGAATCTCTTCGAGTTTCTCCTCCCACAGACGAAGAAGAAGGTGTTCTTTAAGTTCTCGACGGGCCGAGACGAAGAAGATGCATCAGCCCTCGCTGAGAAGCAGAAGAAGCTCGGCATAGGCAACGATTCGACAGTGACGACTTCCCTCTTGCAGTCGATCGTGTCGATCGACGGGATCGAAGACAGGTTCAAGATTTCAAACTTCGTGAAGCACATGCCCGCTCGTGACTCTCTCGCTCTCAGGAAGCACATGCGAGACCATGAGCCCGGCGTCAACATGAAGCAAGAGACAGTATGCCCTGCCTGCGGGAACACTGAGGAGGTGAACATGCCGCTTGGTGTCACGTTTCTTTGGCCTGCGGCCGGAAGATAAAGAGGCAGTCATACTCGAGCCCATCTTCTTGCTGATGTACTACTGCGGCTTCACGTACAAAGAGGCCTACAACATGCCCGTCGCATACAAGCAGTGGTTCATCAGCAGGATAAGCCGAGAGTTCAGCAAGTCTTCAGAAGAGGGTTCAACACGCTCCCGCGCTGCGCACCATAACACCCCAGACGTCAGGGCGATGACTGGCATGGCGCGGACTGAGAGCCCGTCGCGTCTTCGAAGATTCACTTGAATCGATCAAATGGTGGATGCTTTTTGCGAAGCTTATTAGATATTTGCATGAAATCTTCGAGAGACAACATGAAAAGCCGAAGCAAGACCCAGCCCGCCTCGCACAGGCTGCTCTTCACGAACGTCGCACGAATGTTGATGGGCGAGCGTGTGGGCGACCTGAAGCTCAAGGGCACTCCTGAGCAGCTCACTGCCCTCAAAGAAGCGATCAGAGCGACCCAAGAGTTTCAAGACGCGCTGCACTCTGAGAGCGCAGACCTAGACTCCATCGCACAGAGCTTGAAGTTGAAGCACTCTGCAGCAGCACAATTTGAGCGCGTGCTCGGAGTGCCTTGGGTCCTTTGAGGCTGAGCGGTTGAGCGATGGCCTCAAAGGGTAATAAAAATGGTGAGAACACCACTGTTCCGGGCGGTGATCCGCTTGCTGCTTCGAAAGCCGCACGCGCCGCGCTCGAAAAAAATGCCCCTGCAGTAAGCAAGCAAATTGCAGAAATTCAAAAGGTTGCTGCGCAAGCCATACCCATAATAGAACAAACCGCCGATGTGATGACGGCAGTCGGCGAAGCTGCGAAAAAGACAGCTGAAAGCACTGAGGAGCTAGCCGAAAAGACGCAGACGACGACAGATGCAATGCAAGAATCCGCAGAAGCTGCGAAGAAGCTCGACGTAGAGTCTCAGGCACTGAAGAGCACACAAGAAGGTCTGGTCAACGTCATAAAAGATGGAAACAAGGCGATGAAGAGCTCATCGAAGTCCTTGGGCGACATGGCCAAAGAGTTCGCAAAAAACTCAAAAGCCGTGCAGGCCCTCGTCGTCGGTTTCAAGACCTTCGCCGCGACGCTCAAAGCGATAAAAGCTGTCATCGGAGGCGCGCTCAGCGCCATCGGAACGCTCGCCTCAGCGATCTTTGAAGTGGGCGCTGCGCTCGTGGCGTTGCCGTTCCAGTTCATGGAGGTTCTGATCGGAAGAGCGAAGGAAGCGATGGGCGCGGGCACCGAGCTCGCCGAGGCGTATGAAAACGTTCGAGAGGTGTTCGGTGACATCTCAAAGGGCACGTCGAAAGACATCATCAACATCGGCAGGTCGCTCGCTACAGGTGTGATCGCTCCCGGGCTCACCGCTCGTCAGGTGTTCGGAACGTTCGCTGAGGCTCTAAACGAGATCAACAAGGTCGCCTCTGCGACGCCCGCGCTCTTCCAGTCGCTCTCAAGCCAGTTCAACGAGTCTGGGCTGCAGATCATGGCGATGGCGAAGGGCTTGGGGTTCGGAGAAGAAGA